CTATATTATATTTTTTTCTAGCATTTTTAACCATAAGATCATAATCAACACCTTCTAAATCACTATCAAAATCAAATGTTTTAATTTCAAGTTTATCTTTTTTAAATAATTCTGATTGATTACAAGCTGATAAGAAAACGTCTGCTCCTGCATTATCTATAATCATTAAAATGATATTAAAATTACTTAATATATAATATAAATATGCAACGTGATTTTTTAAGTTACCTAAACCAGCATAAGTGTGAACTAATGTGCCTTGTCCTGTTTCCTCCTCTACTTCTAAAACAGCCATAGCAAAATAATCTGCATTTGGACTATCACTCATATTAGGATCGATGCCAAGAATGTATTTTTTCTTTGGATCTCCTCTTAATAAAGTATGAGGAGCTTCTCCTAATGGTAAAGTACAATCTTCCATTTTCTTTGCATTAAAATAACTATCACTACCATCTGTAAATCGAGCGCAATATTCTCTCATAAAACTATTATGACTAAATCCACCAGCTTGAGCTTCTTCAATAATTGTTTTATCAATCATTTCTTCTGGAAGAGCTTCGTAACTCATTTGACTGACAAAATATGTGGCTTCTTGTTTTTCTTTTGATTCAATTTTTTCAGACCATTCTTTATAAGTCTTGTAAAGATTTTCAAAAGTATAACTAGCAGATGAAAGCGCAATCATTTTACTAGTATTTTCAAAAACCATTCTCTCATCTTCTTTCATTAAGCCATCTGATATAAGTTTATCCTCTAATTCTCTGATTTCCATACGCTCTTTCATATTTTGAGGAGCAACTAAGAATGGCATCAATACATTTTTAATAATTTCTTCTGGAAGCAAAAGAAACTCGTCAAGGACTAGAATGTTTGCTCGAAATCCTCGAATCTTTTCACCATTAAGAGGAATAGCAACGATACTTCCACCATTAATTTGCCATTCAAATTGATCGTTTCTTTTAGCTTTAGCGCCAAAACATTGAGCAAGTAGTTCTGCGCCTTTGCTATCTACAATTTTTTCTAAGTTATTAAAAATAAAACGCGCAGTTCTAAATGTTGGACCAGCAATTAAGATTTTAGTATTAGGTTCAAATACACATTGAAGAAAACAAAATACTGCTGCCATAAATGACTTACCGCAACCACGACCAAACACGCACATGTTAAAATTTCTATTCATTAAAGCTTTAAGATGCAACTCTTGATATGGAGCTAGCTTAACTCCACTAATAAGTTCTGTTGTAAATCCAATGTTAGCTCTAAGAAATTTAGCTAAAGAGATTTTAGCTTCTTTATCATTTAGAAATCCTTTAAGCTGAGATAATTCAGCATTAACATCTTTAACTTCTCTTATATATTTATCTGGACAATATATCATAAAAGTTTCATATCATAAGCTAATTGTAAATCTACTTTTTTATAAAAACATTTACTAGCTAAAATAGATTCTATAGTTCTTTTCATCTCTTCCCTGCCATCTACAAAAACAAATTGTAGATTATCAAATTCTTGAAGTAATTGTCTAACATTATGAAATATAAATTCTGGAGTTGCTTTAATCTTTTTACTAATATGAGGAAGATATTGAAAGCTAAGTGCATTAGAAAGCTTTTCTTCTACTATAACAATAAGATAAGCGTTATCTTTTTTTGCTCTAGTTATCTCGTTTTTAAATCTTTCAAGATTACCAACGCTTAGAGTACTAATGAAATCACTAAGACTTTTTCTTTCTATAAAGCAACTACAATTATCATTAGAGCAAGTATAATCTCCATATGGTAGGGTCTTTATTTCAAAAGGTATATTAAATTTAAGCCAATTCTGTTCTCTTGTGTCAACATAAATTGTGTCTTTTGAATTTAATTTATTTTTAAATTGGTGAATGATATTATTCGGATGTATAAACTTATTTTCTAAACCTATGCTTGAGCAAACATCGTAATAGTCATTAAACAATTTGTTATAAGATATAACGGATGGGGCCATGATAGTTCTTAATTCTATTTGGCAAGGACTATATGTTAATTTTTTGTCTTCTTTTCTTTTAGCTAATAATTGTTTGGTATACTCTTGAGCTTTATCTAATGGCTGTTCTTTGAGCCATTTTTTCATGTTATTCTTATCGTTAAAGTCGCTATTAAAATATTGCTCTTTAGTTTTAAAATTAATAGTATCGCCAGTAAGAAGATCTTTTTTAGGATAATAAGTATGATAGTATTTTTCTTTGTTTAAACCATAACCTCTAAGTGCAAGATGCAAGCTTTTTTCATCTTTAAATTCTTTACCATCTACTTTACAAATAACTGACATAAGATTAACCATTTAATATTTCGTCTTTTGAAATTCCTAAAATTTTACATTTAACTTCGTCCATAGATGATAATCTATCTATTTCTTTTTCTACAGTTTTCTTTCTCATCTCTGCCATTTTAATTAATTTAGCGCGACTCTCTTCTTCTTTCCACATTTGTACAAGATTAATAACAGACGCTGTTTCTTTTACTTGCTTGCTTAATCTTTCGCTTCGTTTTACTTTAAGATCATTGTTTAATTTTTGTTGACGATTAACGCAATCGTTGTATTCTTTTCTTGCCGTATTGCTTGCCTCAACTATCGCCATTGGGATCTTGCCGTCTTCTTGAATTGCAATATCAATTTGATTTTGAAGAACACTAATTGTTTGTTGAATATTAGAAGATATCAATACTTCTGTGCAAAGAACAATATATTGATCAACCTCTTCTTGTGTTAAGTCTGCTTTATTGTATGTATATCTAATAAAGCTACTTTCAAAAAGTTCTCTATCACTTTCGTTATCATAAAGATTAATTTGATGAATAAATCTATGAGTATTCATATAACCAATTACTGCTATGATTTCTCTTTTTTGACCATGCGTAATTTTAGTTTTATCAATACCATCCATAACATATTTATTAATTTTTGCTACCATTCTTTCTTCGCTACGAGGTGGCTTATAATCTCCAGAAGCTGCGTCTTCATTTTCTGTGTTATTATATTTAATGTTAGTTGGAATAATTTTCATATATTCCAAAACACTTCTAGTCTCTTGACATAAATTAGTTAGTGCTTCATTTTTAAATAAAATTTTACCCATTTCTAGCCCAGTCATAGTTAAACAATTATTGCTAATGTATTCTTTTTGCTCGTTTGTTAATTCTATAAGACCTTTGGCTTCGTATTCATGACTTTTTCTTGGTTTAATATGTCTAGAAGCAAGAAATTGTTTTACAGCTTTACCTTCTTTACTACGACCATCAAGATCATCTCTATCAAAAGCAAGTTTCACCAACTCTGCTAAAGATGGAGGATTGTCTGGACGATCATTCCATTCTTTTAGTAGTTTTAGTTGTTGGTCGTCTGTGAGAACGAAAATATCTTCGCTCATACTATATCTATATCTCCATTGTATAAATGTTTTTTTACTTTTATTATAATAGATTTTTTTAAATTTTTAATTTGTTTATATCCTGCCATACGATTTTTTTCAGTAGTTTTATATCCCATTAAAGTAGCTACTTCTTCATCGCTTTTGTCTTGAATATATAAATATTTATATATTTTCCATTCTATCGGTTTTAAAATCTTTTCCATTTTATCATGTATATTTTTGGCTGAAGACTCCAAATCGAAATGATCATTTTTCATATCATTAACTTCTTGAGTATGATTTTCTAAACTAACAGTTATTTTTGTGTCATGCGCATTCTTCTTGCTATTTTGCCAATTTGAATAAAGTGGACAAGCCGCGCATTGTTTATTATAAATAGCGCAACCATCATCTGACTCTGCTGCGTTACATTTTAAACAAGGCCTTGAATAATTACTATAATTATTTCGTATTAAATTTTTAATTTGATTACTGATTATTCTGTTTACCCAAGGAGCAAGTGGTTTTGAAGAATTATAAAGATGCCACTTTTTATAAATATGAAATCTTAAAATTTGAGAAACATCACTAAAATCCATCCAAGCAATTGCTGTTAAGTTCCACTTATTTTTTCTTTTAAGGATTTCTGTATTTATGTTATCTATACAATTTTCAAACTTGGGTTTTTTAGCCATTGTTTCGTCCCCTACGACGTTTGGCTGAATTTGTTGATGTTCTTGAAGCTGGACGAATTGCTCCACCTTCTCTTGCGAAATCCTCTAATACTTTTTTAGTATCTACTTTTTCTGAAGATCTGTATTTTCTTAAATCGTTTTTATCTGAAGAACCAATTATACTGCCAATTTTTTCTCCTTTATTTTGATTAATGTCAACATCAAAATCTAAATTATTAATATCTGGTACTTCATTTACTTCTGTAATTTCACTGTCGTCATCCTCATAATCTTCTGGTTCAATATTTGGTCTTTTAGCTTTACTTATAGTTGGCTTTTGCATTTGTACTGGCAAAGCTACTTTTTCTTCTTTTTTAGCACCAAAAAATGAATTTCCACAATTTGTGCAAAATTTAGGTTTATTTAGGGAATATTCAGTTGGAGAACCACACTCAGAGCAATAAATTTTTAACATATATTATTATATGCTAAATAAAGAGTATATTCTAAATATTAATTTACGTAATGAATTATAGAAACGTTTCCGTTACTACTGTATACTCCACTATTATTTGGTACTTTAATAGTTGCAGATAGATCTGAGTTTCCAGCAGGAACATACATTATTACGTTTCCATTATTATCGCCTTCTTTTAAAATTGTTGCTCCACTAGATAAAATTCCTAATAGAAAAACATTTTTTCCTGCTCCTGGGGCTTCAATAACTGTTCCAGCTGTTGCTCTTCCACTCACTAGAGCTATTTTTTCAAAACCTGAATCTCTAAATAATTCTGTCATAGTAATTTATATTACACATTAAATATAAAAAATGATAAGATAAAATTATCTAGTTTCTCGCCATTGTAAGCTTGCGAAAGTATTGCTTGAATTATTTCCAATTCCAGATCCAACTATAACAAAAACATTACTATCTGTGCTATCTATATTTTGACTAATATAACCTCTTTTTGCACTTGATAAAACTGCTATTTGAGATTGAGAACTAAATTTTCCTGCTCCTTGGCCTCCAGCGATACAATATGCAGAATCTATTAGCATGCCGCTAGTAAAATTAACACTTGTTGCGCTAATATTATATTGAACAACACTTTCATTGTTTGCGCTTACCCAAGTTCCACCAATTATTTGACCAGTACTTGGAATTCTCCAAAGTTCATAAGTTATTTCCTTATCAGCCGAATAAACGTTAGCCATATTTGGTCTAACAACGCTTCGATTTGGTTTGCCATAATATCCAGTCTTTAGTGCTATTGCGATTAGCGGAAGTTGACTAGTTGTAGCTACTGATCTTGCTGTAAGATTTCTTGCTGAAAAATCTACTCCTGCTTCATTGTATCCGCCTTCACTCATTACTGTAGCGCAAATTTGATCCATAGTATCTGTTCCAACTGCTACAGCATAATTTCTAATTTCACATCTAACTGGAAGATTTGGGTTACTCCAATAAACACTTGGTTTATTATTGCTATTATAAAATTCATGAGCAATTAATGATTCACCATCATGCACGAATCCAACTCTTACTCTTCCAACTCCTAGCCATTGAAAGTCTGCTGTGAATAATTGTGTTTTTGTTATATCTAAATTAAATTGCGAAATTCCACTTCCATTACATTTATCTATATTCCAATTATTTTGGGTTATTCTTTCGTCATGTACAGTACCCGAAACATCATTCCTTAAAACAAATGATAAAGTCCCATCTCCGCTTTGTTCAAAAAATATTCCGTTACGGTCATCAAAAAGACCAATCCTTTTATTTGTGCCAGCTCTATATCCTGTAAAATTAAAACTTTGAAAAGTCAATTGACTTTTTCCTGGCATGTAATGATGATACATTCTGCTTTGGTGAATTGTAAAATCATTAGCTCCAGTTCCAACTTGGAGCACTGCTTTTGCTTGATTGATATTAAATGTTGTATTAGAATTTGTACCACTAGTTTTAGTTAATAATTCTGTTTCTTCTCCGTAAACGTGAGAATAATCTGCAAGAGTAAATGGATTCGATATTCTTTGGCGACCAAATGCATCTATTTGGGCAGATTGTGCTGAAAAATTACTTACATTAACATTAATGCCACTATTTAAAATTCCTTCTATATTATCTATTTTGCTAAAATCAAGAGCTTGATAAAGTCCACTTTCACTATTGTAAACGAGACCTATGCGTTTTTCTGTTTGATCATCTACTTGTACTAATGGAGCCATAAGAATGGTTACACTAGAGTTAGTTTAATTCTTCAAATTTCTCAATAATATATGCTAAGATATCATTTCTCATAATATCTTCTCGTCCAAATTTAAATGTGCATATTCCTTTATCTGAGCTTTTCTTATCGTCAAAAAGGTTGTATATTTTTTCAAATCCACTATTCTTAATATCAGATTGTCTAATATCTCCAATTAATATTAATTTACTAAATTTGCCCATTCTAGTAGTAATAAGTAACAAATCATGAACACTTAAATTTTGAGCTTCGTCACAGATAATGTAACTAGCATTAATACTTAATCCTCGTAAAAATCCTACTGGTAATCCTTTGACTCGTTCTTGTTTTAGTAGCATCTCCACTTGTCCTTTTGGTAATAGTTCATGAAGTTTATCCATTAAAGGTTGAAGATAAGGATCAAGTTTGCTGTGAAGATCGCCTTTAAGGAATCCTAGATTATGAGAAGAGCTTTCTACTGGATTACGAATATAAAATATCTCGCCAATTTTTTTCTGATTTATAGCATTTAATGCTGCATAAACTGAAAGCAAACTCTTTGCTGTTCCTGCTGGACCTTTGCAGAATACCATTTTAGTACTTTTATCTTGAAGTAGTTGAATAAATTTCTTTTGATTGTCTGTCCATTGTAATTCGCGAATATTCAAGAACCCTTCAATTTTATCTCTTTGAGGAACAGGAGCTGACTTGTCTTCTTTTTGTTTGTGTTTTTTAGACATGCGACTTACATATAAGTTTACACTAGATTTCATATTTAGTGTAAATAAATTAGCCGTGGCATATCTCAACGCAAACATACCCCCAATTGAATGTTACGTCCGTGGTAACTACTTAAGGAATCAAGAAGATAGCCATGATAAATTTTTTAACTGCATAGTATTTGGAGTGGCTTCTGTTCCAAATCGCTCTCCTTTGTTTCATTTTATAATGCAAGACGGAGGAGTGTGGTGGAGAGCGCCAATTAGTGCTTTTTGTAGTAAAAAAAATGCTCCAGTAGAAGACTTAAATCAATTAGTTTTGTGGGATAGTTTCAGTTATTACATAAGTGTAAATCAATTTTATGCTCTAAAAAATGCAAAGATGCAATATTTAGATAGACAAGGACATAAAAAGTTTGGACGATATCTTTTTACTCTTGATTGGGCTCATCCAGAATTTAATGAAATAAATTTTGGATATAGTGAGACTCCAAATGAGCACAAGTGCGGACACGTTATAGAGTTAGATAATGGTAATTACGCTATTCAACCCAACAATAGAGTAAAAGTTTTTGACGCTAGTTTCGTTACAAAACCAAACGAAATACTCATCGAAAGAAAAGTAAGTGATCATATTTACACTGTCGAAGATAGCCCTAAATGGCATACCGAAGACAATGATAATTTTGATTACAAAATGAAGGAGATAAAATGAATAAAGAAATAAATATAACAGAAAAAAACATATTTGAGGGTGAAAAAGCTAATCCTCAAAATTGTGCTATAGCTAGAGCTATAAAAAGAAATATGAAAGGTAAATTAATGAGTGTTTCAGTATTACCTTCTCATATAGTTGTAAAAACTAAGAATAAAGAATATATAGCTGTTATGCCAAAAGAAGGTTCAAGTTTTATTAAAAGATTTGACCGAGGTTTAGCTGTAAATTCTTTTAAACTAAATTTAAAATTTAAAAAAGATTTCGCGCTATTTTAAATTCGGATCTGCTAGATCTGGATTGTGGGTTTGCTTTGTTCCCCTTTTAAAGGGTATAGATAAATTTCTTACTATTTCAATTGGCTTTTCTATTATTTTTTCTTTGATTATTTCTTTAACTACTTCGACTTCTTTTTCATCGAATTTTCTATTAGCTGCAATGTTATAAGCTAGTAGCAATGATACTGCTAATGGATCAAATACTGCTACTATAATTAATATAAAATACTTAACAATAGTTTCTATTTTTACATTAAATGCTTCTGCTATGAATTTATATGTGCCAATATCAGATGATACGATTTGTTTGTTTAAAGTTATTAGTTGATTGTCAATATTATTAATTTCTTTATTTAAGTCCTCGTTGTTAAGATTAATTTTTTGTATATTAGATTCTAATGTAGAAATGTTAGATTGCATTGTATCTAAAGTTTTAGACTTTAATTCTACTGATTTTTTATCTATTACTTTTTCTTGAGTATCACTACTAAATAAACCTCCAGATTTAGTCACTGTTGTAGTTGTGGACTGATCTAAAGCTTTAGTTAGATTATTTTCTTGGTTTTTACGAGTATCTACAAGAGTCTTAGCTCTATCATTATTTGAAACGATTTGATCTTTTAATGAAGTTTTTTTAACTTGTAATAAAGATACTTGAGATTCAATTGCGTCTATATTACTTTTAGTTGAGTAAAAAGCTTGACTAAGAAATCCAAATATACCTAAACTTGTAATAGCCATAAGAACCACTACTGCGGTTATTAAATATGTTTTGATAATATTATTGATTTTTTTCCAGTATCTATATAAAAAGCTAGTTGCCATTATTTTACCAAATTCTAGACTACTAGCCATAATAATTGCTGGCCAAAAGCTACCAGAGAATAAAAGCCCAATTCCTTTTACAGAAAAGAAAGCTCCACAAGAGGCTAAGAATAAGGCTGATAAGCCTAATAATACTTTAAACATTAAAACTAATTACACTAGTTAGCTAAATATTCTGCTGCTTCTACATTCCCTTGTCCAAAAAGCCATTCTGCCATTTTAAATGGATCTTTTTTCATATTGAAATCTACACCTTCCATTTCTACTATGCTTCCGCCATTATTAATATCATATAGATAAAATTTTCCTCTCCATTCGTATACGCATACAGCATGACCTTCTTTTACTATCTTGCCATTTTTATTTTCGTAATAAATTGCACCTAAAACTTCGCTCCATATATTATGTTGGCCTAGTTTTTTATTAATAGCTTCATAAGCTACTATACTATTTACAAGACAAGAGTTAGGATAGTTTAAAGGTATTCTTTTGTTAATCTGAGCATTACAAAATGAACAACTAAATATAAAAAATAAAAATATTATAAATTTTTTCATATTAAGTTCTTACTAAAGCTCTAGTGCATCTTTTTGAAGACCATATACGCTTAAGATCTAAATATGGAGTTTTTATTTGTAATTTTTAATTTGAAATGGTGGTGCGCCGATAGTCTTAATATTACGTCTATTTTTAAGAATAGCATATTCGTTGCCTTGATGTAATTCAACATTACGTGCGGCATTTTTCATTAGTAATTGGTCTCGATATTGAATTGTAGATTTACTATAGGTTTGTTGCGTAATTCTAGCTTGTCGCATTTCAGCTTGAGCTGTTCGCATTCTGTGCTGTTCAGCATTACCAAAATCATCGTTCCAAACGAAACATTTCATTTGTGCGTTACAGTTTAGATACAAACCAAGGCTTAATATTGTTGTTGTAATTAATTTTTTCATATAATATATACTACTATCAATTTAGCTTGGTGTCAAGCAGTTTTCACATATAAAAGCCATTTATAGTTGTTAATTCTTCTTTTTTTAAATTTATAATTTTAGCATGCTGGGGTTCAATAAATATAGGCATTAATCTATTATTTTGAAAATCTAACCCTACGTTAATTGCGTGAAAACCCATAGAACCATCTTCTGCCCTGGATTGAGACTTATAGGTTATAATTCCAATAGCAATACTATCTGCATGATTTTCTGTATTATAAGTATGATAAATATCACTAAATAGCGAAAAAGCTTTTGAAAAATTAATACAATTCCATTTATTTGAATATTTATTTAATTTCATCTCTAATAGCCAATTAGAATAGCCTGGAAAGATTTTATTTTCAATTAAAGGTGCGTTTATTGTATTATATGTTTGTTTATTGATTATAGCATGGCCATTTAATCTTGCGATTCTAAAGATATTAGATTTATAGATTTGTTCTGATTTAATCATAATACAGTAAAGGTTTCTTGTTTTTTACACTTATATTGATATATACAAAAAGACTTATAGAACAAAATAGCCCATTGGATTTTTTTACTTTGATAATTTTTACCTTAGTATTGTATTTTAATAGATTTAAAAAAGGGGGGTATACATAAGGATATATAGAATAATACTTTTATTAGTTTGGGGAGATTGATTTTAGTACCCCCCGCAGTGATTTCTGTAAAAAGGGTTGTCTAAATTTTTCAAAAATGGGGTGGGTCATTTTGGCACATACCCACTCCCCCTTTAGGGCTATATTCTAAATATCGCTTCGTTCAGGTTTTGCTCTAAGATCGAGCATCTATAAACCATTATATACTATATACTTATAAAGATCTCCTCCCTGCGGTTGTAAGTCGTTACCTATCAATGAAATTTAAATGAAGAAATATCTTGCAGAAAATCTATTCTGTGATAAATTAAGAGCATGAAGAAAAAACTAAGTAAATACGAACAACTAATCGCAAACCTCAACAAGGCAAGCCAAGACCTTAAGGATGCCTCTACCAAGGCCATCGCTACTCTCGACGCTCACGCTAACAAGGTGGAAAGCATCCACCAAGAAGCGATGCAAAAATAATTGTTGACGAAACCAATACAGAAAGGCAATATACAACCTATGAAACAAAACCTAAAAATCAGTTACCAAACCTTCGGCGAAAACAATGCTTACCTTCTCGAAGGAAGCATCAAACAAATCAATCACTTCTTCAATTCTATATATAATTGGGAAGGAACTAACGGCAAGTTGCACGATATGGGCAACAGCAAAGCATTCTACTTCTACGCTCATCCAGATGATGTGATGAAAGCTCTCACTAAGGTTGCGTTGCATAGCTTGGTCAATAAGATCAACGCTAAGGGGCGCAAGGGTGGACTGCTTGACCTTGCCAAGGCCAAGGCACAGAGCATCATCGATGAGATGGTGCAGACCTGTTTCCTTTGGGGTGCGACTAGCTCTGAAGGCTACAGCCTCGGCACTATCAGTGCAGAGAAACCTAGCGACTACTGCGGTGCAGTTAGCAACGGAAGGGACTAATACTATGACAGCAGAACTATTCATTGTAGCATTAACAATACTTGGCGAAGCTAGGGGTGAGACATTCGAGGGAATGGCTGGCGTTGCTAGCGTCATTCAAACAAGGATGGTAGAGCGTAAACAAACGGCCTCACAGGTTTGCTTATCACCTAAACAATTCAGCTTCTGGAATGGTGGAGTGAGTGAAGCTACCAAGAAGAAGCTACTGGCAACAGCACAAGGTAAGAACGCTCTCTACCTTGCAGACCTTGTCATCCATAAACAGATGCCAGACATTGTAAAGGGTGCAAACCATTACCACGCCATCAGCGTCGCTCCTAGGTGGGCTAGGGACTCAAGGCTAGTGGCTACAATACGCAACCACAAGTTCTATAAGTTGTAAGTAGTTGAATACCAACGACTTAGGGAAGGCGGGTCCCTTGCGTTATAACTCGTTGATGGACAATGAAATTTAAATGAAGATTTTTCTTGCGAAAATTGAAAAATGTGATAGATTATAGGTATGAAAAGAAAAACAAAATTAGAAATCCTCCTCGGAAATTTAGACAAAGCCTCGGCTGACCTCAAAAAAGCCGTTGAAGAATCCCAAAAGAGACTCGATGAAAGTT